TAAAACTCTCTCGCCTTGGCAATAAAACGGATGAAATTATCCCCAAAGTGCTGGAAGCAGGCGGTGAAGTCGTTCTTTCTAAGGCAAAAAGCAACCTCTCCTCTGTAGTCGGGCATGGCACGAAAACAAAGAGTCGTTCCACAGGTGAGTTGGAAGACTCTCTCGGTTTGTCGCCTGCGAAGCAGAAACGGGACGGCTCAGGCTGGGATATCAAAATTGGTTTTGCCGAGCCAAGAAGCGACGGCGACAGTAACGCCAAAATCGCTAATATTCTCGAATACGGTAAGCACGGTCAGCCGCCGAAACCCTTCATGAGACCAGCCCGCAGACAATCGAGGAATGCGGCTATTGAAGCGATGAAGGAAAAATTCGACCAGGAGGTGGAGCGCATATGAGCATTTTGCAGGAACTGAACGCGCTGCTCTCTCCTCTACTACCGGTGGAAACGGGCATATTCAGCGGTGTTGCACCCAACGAGTATCTTGTTCTCACACCGATGACGGATGAGTTTGCCTTGTTCGGGGATAATACACCGCTTATTGATGTGTCCGAGGTGAGGATATCCCTGTTTTCAGAAGGCAATTACATCAACCGGAAAAATCAGATTACCGCCGCCCTGCTTGGTGCGGCGTTTACGATAACAGATCGCCGCTACATCGGCTATGAGAACGATAGCGGCTATTATCATTACGCCATCGATGTGGCGAAAGAATACGAAACGGAGGAAATATAACATGGCTACAATTGGTCTTGATAAACTCTACTACGCAACAGTCACCGAAGCGCCTATTACGGGTCACGAGACCTACGACACTCCGGTAATGCTGGCTAAGGCAATCTCAGCTGAATTATCTATCGAACTTGCGGAAGCGACACTCTGGGCGGACGATGGTGCCGCTGAAATCATCAAGGAATTCAAAAACGGTAAGCTTACCCTTGGTGTGGATGACATCGGAAAAACCGTCGCCGCAAAGCTGACAGGAGCGACCATGGATGAAAACGGCGTTCTTATTTCGGCTTCAGAGGACGGTGGCCACCCTGTTGCTATTGGATTTCGGGCAAAAAAAGCGAATGGTAAGTACCGCTACTTCTGGCTTTACCGCGTGAAGTTCGGCGTTCCGTCCACCAATCTCGCCACCAAGGGCGATAGCATCACCTTTTCCACACCGAGTATTGAAGGTACTGTTTCCCGCCGCAATAAACCGGACGGCAACGATCGTCATCCTTGGAAGGCGGAAGTTAACGAAGATGATGTGGATGTGCTACCTGGTGTGATCAGCGGCTGGTATACGGAAGTGTACGAACCTGACTTTGACACGGGTTTGGAGGGTTAATGCATGGATAACGAACGAAGTGCCGTCATAAAAATCGGCGATGAAGATTATCAGTTGATTCTGTCCACTCGTGCTACAAAGGAAATCGCCAAACGCTACGGCGGACTGGATAACTTGGGTGATAAGTTAATGAAGTCAGAAAACTTCGAGATGGCGCTGGACGAGATTATTTGGCTGATTACGCTCCTTGCTAACCAGCCCATCCTCATCCACAACCTGCGCAACAAGGAGAAACCGAAAGATCTGCTGACCGAGGAGGAAGTGGAATTGCTCACCTCGCCACTTGAACTGGCGGCGTATAAGTCGGCAATTACCGAGGCGATGTTCAAAGGGACGGCTCGTAACATCGAAAGCGAGGATGGTGAACCAAAAAACGCCGAGGTCGGGTAAGCGACGATGAGTTGTTTACCCGACTTTTATATTACGGTACGGTTCATCTGAATCGCTCCGAAGAGGAAACGTGGCTCACCCCGATAGGGCAATTGCTGGACTTGTGGGAATGCCATCGCCAGTTCCTCGGAATGACCAAACCAAAGCACGAACAGTTTATTGAAGATGTCATCCCTGATGGCATCTAATTTTTTTGAGGGAGGAGGTGTTTTAAGTGGCTGATAACTTCGGGTTGAAAATAGGCGTCGAGGGCGAAAAGGAGTTTAAAAGCGCACTGCGAGATATAAACCAGTCGTTCAAAGTACTGGGTAGCGAAATGAAGCTGGTAACGAGCGAGTTCGACAAACAGGATAAATCCATAGCAGCTACTGCCGCTCGCAACGAAGTCCTCAATAAAGCTATCGATGCCCAGAAGGACAAAATCTCCACCCTTGAAGCCGCTCTTCGAAACGCCTCCGACAGCTTTGGTGAAAATGATCGGCGCACTCAAAACTGGCAGATCGCTCTCAATAACGCCAACGCGGAACTGAACAACATGGAGCGTGAATTGGAAGAGTCAGCGGAAGAAGCCGACGACCTTGGCGAGGAACTGGAGGACGCTGGCGACAGCGCCGAAAAATCCGGCGGAAAGTTCGAGAAGCTGGGCGGCATCCTCAAAGGCATTGGTGTGGCAATGGGCGCGGTGGCTGTTGCCGCCGGAGCCGCAGCCGTCAAACTTGGCAAAGAAGTCATATCCGCCTATGCGGACTACGAACAACTGGTCGGCGGCGTGGATACCCTCTTTGGTGAGGCATCGCAGTCTGTTCAAGGGTATGCCGAAAATGCCTTCAAGACCGCCGGTATGTCCGCCAACGAATATATGGAAACCGTCACGGGCTTTTCGGCAAGTCTTATCCAGTCCCTCGGCGGCGATACCGCAAAAGCAGCGCAGGTTGCGGACATGGCGATTACGGATATGGCCGATAACGCCAATAAAATGGGTACGGACATCGCATCCATCCAAAATGCCTATCAGGGTTTCGCCAAGCAGAACTACACGATGCTCGACAACCTGAAACTGGGCTATGGCGGCACAAAGTCTGAAATGGAGAGGCTCTTGGCTGATGCCGAAAAAATCTCCGGTATTAAATACGACCTCTCTTCATTTTCCGATTTGACCGAAGCAATCCATGTCATTCAGACCGAAATGGGGATCACAGGAACGACCGCCTTGGAAGCCACGGAAACAATTACTGGCTCTATGGCGGGAATGCAATCGGCTATCGGCAACTTGATGGCGGGTTTGGGTAATGCCAATGCTGATGTAGGACTTTTGATTGGTAATGTGGTCGAAGCGTTCCAGAACGTCGTGAAAAACATTGTTCCAGTTATTGAGAATATCGTAAGAGCACTGCCCCCTGCCCTTGACGGGATACTACAGGCAATCGGTGATTTGCTTCCGACTCTGCTCGCTACGGTAGTCGACCTTTTCACACAGGTGCTGACAACGATTTTAACGCTTTTACCCGAACTTATCCCCGCTGCCGTGGATGCTGTTATGACCATTGTGGGTGCGCTGATTGATAATCTTCCATTACTTATTGATGCAGCGGTTCAATTAGTGGCCACTCTCGTTACAGGCATCGCCGATGCACTTCCACAGTTGATACCGGCGGCGGTGAACGCTGTGATCACAATCGTTCAAGGCTTGATGGAAAGCCTGCCTATGATACTTGATGCCGCCCTTCAACTGATTCTTGGACTGGCACAGGGAATCCTGGATGCACTGCCCCAATTGATCGCTGCTCTGCCCGCTATCATCCTCGGCATTGTAGATTTTATCATCGGGGCCATCCCGAAAATTATTGATGCAGGGATTCAGCTACTGGTGTCCTTAGTAGACGCCTTGCCTGAAATCATCACGGCAATTGTGGCGGCTATACCGCAAATTATCGAGGGTTTAATTACAGCGATCCTCGGCTCTATTCCCCAGCTTATTGACGCCGGGATTCAGCTGTTAATTTCGTTGGTTCAAAACCTGCCGCAGATTATAACTGCCATCGTGGCGGCGATACCACAGATCATCTCATCGCTTATTACGGCGATTATCGGGAGCATCCCGCAGCTTGTGGGAGCGGGCATTCAGCTGTTCGTGGCGTTGATAAAGAACCTGCCAACCATCATCGTGGAAATCGTAAAAGCGATACCTCAGATTATTACGGCTATCGTGAAAGGCTTTACCGGTAACATCGGTAAAATCGTGCAAGTCGGTAGCGACCTTATCAAGGGGCTGTGGCAGGGTATTTCGAACGTCACCGATTGGATTTGGGGTAAAATCTCCGGCTTCTTCGGAGGGATCGTCGACGGCATTAAAAACTTCTTCGGTATCCGTTCTCCCTCCACCTTATTTGCCGGACTTGGCGAAAACATGGGTCAGGGCATCGGTGTGGGCTTTGAACGGGCGATGGATGAAGTCGCCGACGATATGCAGAACGCTATCCCCACCGCTTTTGATACGCCCGGCATAAACATGGGTGATGTGACAGGAAGTCATGGCGGCTTGGCGGTATCAGGTATGCCTTCTCTCATCAACATACAGCAGATGATTGTCCGCAGCGAGGACGACATCCGCAGAATATCACAGGAACTGTACAACCTGATGCAAACCGGCTCGCGGGCGCAGGGGCGGTTTAGCCCGGCATAAGGAGGTGTTGGCGTGGGCTTTATTTTCAACGGAATCTCATCACAAAGCATGAACGTCAAGGCTCGGCTGACCTCTTGGCAGGCTTCGCCACCCTTGCGCAACTCCTTTGTTTCCATACCCGGCAAGCCCGGCGTGGCAGACTTTGGCAGTGATAGCGCAGAGCGGGTCATAACCGTTCGCTGTAATATCGCTCCAAAGCACAACCTCGCTTCATTGGTTGGAGTTCTGGATGGTCTGGCAGAATGGCTTGACCCGGATAAAGGGCTGAAACAGCTTGTGCTTGACGATGTAGCCGACCGCTATTTCACAGCGCGACTTCAGACGGAAGTGAACTGTGAACGGCTTATTCGCTCAGCGGGTGCATTTGACTTGAACTTCGTCTGCCCCGACCCACATGCTTACGCTTTGACGGACGAGGGTTTTACGCTAACCCAAGCAGGCGCGAATGCGGTCACGAGGAGTAAAGGCAATACAGACTCTTTGCCTGTCTTCCTTTTGAAAGGCATCATTCCATCAGGGGCATCAACCTATGTGTCGTTGAAAACAAATGACGAAGAACTTCGCGTTATCGGTGTGCTGGCTGCCGGGGAAACCCTTGTCATCGACAGCGGTTTGGTTACTGCCAAGGTGGTAGACGGCACGGGCGAAACGCTCCGAAATGGTCTGCCGCTGCTTCAAGAGTTGAATTTTCCAATTCTTCGCAAAGGAGCGAACAGCGTAACCATTACGGCAATCGGTGCGACCTTTACAGAACTGCAAATACAGGCGAAGAGCCGTTGGAGGTGAGGACATGGCGGTAAAATCCATATTGACTTCTCAAACAGACTTTACAGGCGAGATCCCTGTAACCGAAAAAACATCCGCACTCTGGCGTTTCAACGAATCCACGCCGGACAGCGATACCCGCCTTACAGACTCCTCCGGCAACGGACGACATTTTACTGTCTCCGGCTGGAGCGGCACAACAGCCTCTTTACTAAACGGCAGGTTTGGGCGGTATTTTCGCATAAACATCAACAACCCAACCACAGAAAAGACGCACCTTGTCGCCACCAACGACGGTACATTCTTTTCTTATCTCGGTGAGAAAATTGCCGTCGGCGGTTGGGTAAATCCGACCACCTATTCTGTCGGGCAGAACTTCATTCCGCTTTTCAATACAAGGCAAGGACCCGGTCAGCCAATTTTATATATTTCCCTCTATCAAGGGCGGCCGCGAATGATGCTCTATAATTCGGCGGGCACGCTTATCCTTGACCAAACCGAAACACCTGGATTCAACATGGTCAATGGTGGTTGGTATTTCCTCTCTGCCATCATAAATGCGACGGACAAAACATCTCAGATAGTTCTGTGTAACCGTGCCGACGGTGTAGTGTGGACAGCCCCCTTGCGGACATTTACTGGTACATTGAATCCATCCTGTACGGCGGATATCGTCATGGGAATGCACGCAAACCAGTATTACTACGCAGGTGGCTTGGACGAGTGGTTCTTTGAAACAGACAGCGACTTAACTATTGATGACTTGATTCACTATTTCCGCCAGGCGATGCTTGCCAATGGCGGAGATACTTCGAGTAACGTGGATGCGCTAACTGAGCCGGGAGCTGTCACCCTACGGAAAGGCATTGATAATCTATACCCCGAAAGCGGCCAACTGACGACGATTGCTGCCGAATGCAGCCTTGCCGGGAGCGGTCGGGTATCGGCAACAAGCGAATACACAGCGGGCGTCACGTCCATTTCACTGATAGAAACATCAACTTCAGATGATTTGCAGGACTGGTCGGCATGGCAGACAGTTGGCACGAACGGCGAACTGTCCTCACCGAATCGTTCATATATCCGTTACAGGGTAACGCTCACCACCAGCGATACGACGGTCACGCCGAAGCTACTCGATATCACACTTCATGATATCCCAAAATCTCCATATGAGAAACTGGGTTTTGCCCGCCCCGTGGTTTTGGACGGGAACGGAGCGTGGGAAACGGTTCTGGAGAATGCTTACGACATCATTGTTACGGGCGAGATCAACGGAGCGGACACCTTGGAATTCAAGCTGCCCTACAGTGACCCGAAGCGGGCGACGCTTGACAACGAGAAGCAGGTGCAG